GGTACTTGCGAGGCGTTCACCTGACTAGACCACAATCCCGGGGAGAACGTATGCGACAAGCCCTCAATCCAGTAGTCTTGAGTGTGCGTAGTCCCAGTATTAAGCGGTCGAGCAACGACCGTCACACGGTCTTGCAGTTCTAGGTTCAACATTTTAGGGAACTCAACTGTCGGATTGCCTTGAGGTAATACCTCGAACGAACGTAATCGCGGCTGAGGGACCGCGTAGCGGGCTATCCGCTGTAGCCCTAGGTTCTGTGCTTGCACGACAGTACGCAAGCGAGTCTGTATCTCGTAAGTTCTAGGCCCAAACGCGTACGCTGACAAGGCGTTCTTGGTATAAGTTGTCTGGCCGTCAGACGTTTTAGCGATGACAGTATTGACCAGAAACGAGTCGTCAAGGTCGAAGCCACTGTTTGTGTAGCCGACACTCCCGACTGTCCCTAAGTCGGAGAACGTGAACTGTGGCACGGCATTACGAGCATGATTCGCAGTATCATACAAGTCCCACCCATTCAACAGCACCGTCTTGCCAGAGCCGTTCACAAAGAACTGGCCTCCTTCTGAGGCAACGATCTGCTGGATAACATCGAGCGCTGTACTGTTTCCTGCGTCAATGAAGTCAAGGGTCGCCGTAGACTGAGTGCCGATGCTACGCCAGTCGTTCTCGTATGCGGTTCCACCTGTAGCCGGCCAGCCTGCAACGTCTAACAAGGTGGAGACTTGCGCGTAGGTAGGAGTGTCAATCCACGCGACTGCCGCTGCGTAATACAAGATAAAGACCTCTGAGGCAGTCAACACACGAGACACAATGGCTACTTGTTGAAGTGGCCCGACAAGCGGTGATCCGGTAGTAGCACTACCAAGAATGTTCCAGAGTTGACTGCCACTCGCACCTGCTACAGCGCCGGCGGTAACGTCTGCCCCATCGCGATATACATTTGGAGCGGTGACTCCGCTAGTCGCGTCGTGGGTCACGACCACCATATGGTTTGCGCCGTCAATAACTGTTGCGTTGCCGTAGGCTTCTGCGCTTGCGCTATCACCATAATAGTGAGGGAGTCCGAACCCGTCTACTACGAGTTTGGCACCGCCTGAGCCGGCGAGGATGCCGCGCTCTCCTGCCAAGTTGGAGCGCATGAAGCAGATTATTGAGAACGCCCCTGCGGTTGTGACTCCCGTCCCAGCGAGTCCATAGTTTACCGTGTCAAATGTGGTCGGGTTTCCTGTCAGGTAAGTAGCGCATGAAGCCTCGCTGTTGTCGAGGTTAGCGGTCAAAGTAAAGTTTGACTGCGTCTCTGTTTCTAACTGTGTGGTACCGCTATCTCCAAGAGGCCAGACTGCTTGAGCGTCAAGTGCTCGTAGGTAACTACTGTAGATGTCGCCCTCGAGTTTCTGAGCAGACAGGTAAGCAAGGCCGTCAACGCACTGCATTCTTGCTACTGCGTCACGGTTCCCAGAGTCTCTATCTTGAGGCCACGCTGTTACGAAGCCTCGAAACATTGGGTAATCTATCGAGGCGTAGGTCGCTGTGACACGCACTTGGCATCGTGGAAGGATGAAGCCTGCGTAGGGGCTAGTCGTGTTAAGAGGGTCGAATCGCCTGTCCCTGTTATCTAGTACGATCTCGCAACTGCCAGCAGCAAACTGATCCATCTCGCTAGACCGGCCACGCTGCAAGTTCCCTTCACGAACGTAGGCGCTGACGTCGGTCCACGTTGGACTCGTGTCAACCGGATCGTAGGTGAAGGCCACCTCAACTTTGACTGTGGGCGTGCTAGCCATTAGCCGCTACGGGGATAGCGCCGTTGCGGCGCGACCAAGCAACGAGACTATCCACGACAGCCTGACCTACTTTGGCGGGGTCTGCCATTGGAGGCACGTTCACTGTTACGTTGTAAGTCGTCTGTGATCCTCCACTTACTTTAGAGCCACTGTTAGCGTATTGGGGCCCTCTGATCCCTTGAGGCAAGTTAGCGCCCGTGAGTGGCACGACTGCTTCTGGGCCGGCTTCACCAATAAGCGCCAGAGTCGGACTGTTAACGATTCCACCTTTAGCAAGGCGAGGCAGGGTTACGAAGTCAATGGCAGGGATGTCAGGGAATGGACCGGGTATCTCATTTATCTTGGAGGTAATAGCGTTCACACCCCTGATTATGCCGTTAAGCATCCTCTCAATAAGCGTAAGCATCAAGTTAACGGCACCTTTAAGTCCGCTAGTCAGTCCGTCCCAAAGCCCTGAAGCGGCGTCGCTGATCCGTTTCCCAAGTCCTTGTACGAACGAGACGATTCCGTTGAACGCTCCTGACACGAAGCCCACGAGTAGGGTCCAAGCGCCAGACCAGAATCCAATAATGAAGTCAAGCACTGCTCTGATAGAACTTGAGACTGCTTCGAGGTACCATTTAATCGCCCCAACAATCCCGTCCCATATCGCTGAGGCTACCGCCTTGATACCGCTCCATAGAGCGTTCCATACTGCTGCGATAGCGTTTCCAATCCCCTTAAGAATCGACACCATTAAGTCAAGCGCACCTGTAAATATGGCAGTAATCATTTTTAAGGTGCCGTCCATTAATCCACCGAGGACACCGAAGATCCCGGAGAATACGTCTATAACACCCTGCCACGCTCTTGACCAGTTGCCTGAGAACACGCCTAAGAAGATGTTAAAGATACCCTTGACAATGTTCCAGATTCCCTTCCACACTCGGATAATACCGTCGCCGAACAGAGACCAGTACGCTTTGGCTCCCTCAATAAACATAGTGAACATACCTATTACAATGCCGAAGACTCGTTTTACTACTTTCTGTATGTCAGGCCACGCTGCCTTAAAGAAGTTGATGACCCCTTCGACTCCTTTACGAAACCACTTAAAGTGCTTGTAGGCATACACAAGGGCAGCGACGAGGGCAGCGAACCCGATTATGATTAGGGTTACAGGGTTGAAGAGTCCAACTATTGCGGCTCCGAGTGCGACAACGCCAGCGATCACTGAGGCAGCAGCGAGCGCTGCGACGAATGCGACCACGACTTCTTTGTTCTCTTTAGCGAACTTGCCTACAGCCTTGAACGCTGTGGCTAACTTGTCTTTAAGAATGTTGGCGAGAGGTTTGATCGCTGTCCAAACCTTATTGAACGCGTCTTTGACTTTAGGCAGGTACTCGTTGTAAGCCTTGGATAACGCTGGCAGCACCTTGTCCACCATTACAGTAGCGAACTTGTTAAAGTTCTCGAGCAGGACTCCACCGACTTGCTCTAAGAGGTTGCCGAACACGACTTTCATACGGTCGCCGGCGGTAGCAGTTGCTTCAGCGGTGCCTCCGACTTGGCTTTCGATCTCCTTCAAGATCAGTTTTTGTGCGCCCATCGTGTCGCCAGAGGCGACCATTGCCTTAATCATGTCCTTCTGCTCTTGACTGAAGTTCACACCAGCACGACTTAACGCTGAGACTCCCTTGACAGGATCTGAGAGAGCCTTCCCGAGCATCTTCGCAGCACTATCCGAGGATCCGAACACGTTCGACAGGTCCATCATTGAGTGTGTGGCCTGTGTGAATATGTCGTTTCCCTTGCCCGTCTCGTTCCGAACTTGCTTGAACGTGAGCAGTATGTTCGCCGATTTCTTAATGGCTTCGTCGTCAACACCCGTTTTCATAGACATTGAGATCGCCAGTTTGTCGATCTGTTTTGCTGATAGTCCGGCAGCACCGCCTGTCGCCTTGACAATCGCCTCGGTCTGCTTGCCTAGTTTCTGCGACTCCAGAGCAGCACCAATAGCCGACTTAGCAAACAACCCACCTGCGACCGCTGCGGCACCGACCGCAAGCCCAATGCCTTTCCCTGTAGCGGCGAGTCCTGACCCAAGACCATTGCCACTACGACCCGCTTTGTCCATACGACGGTCCGCGCGGGCCGCTGCGTCGCCGGCTTGATCCATCTCTTTAACGAACTTACCTGTATTAGTATCTCTAAGTCGCCCATCCACTCCACGAACGGCACTGGTTAGCCCCTCGATCTTGGCGTCTGCTTCCCTCGCGGCTGACTCCGTGCGCCCAAGTTTAGTCTTAAACTCGCTAGCCCCTGACGAGGCATTCTGGAACCCTCTGTTGGCTCTTTGGCCAGCGTCGTTAACTGCTCCACCAAGTTGACGGGCATCCGTGGCTGTAGAGTCAAGGTTGTTCCCAACAGTCGTAGACTGTTGTGCGACCTGCTTCATCTTCGTAGTGAACTGTTGTGTATCGGCGATCATCCGAACGAACAGCGACGCCGCCTCGGTAGCCATTAGCGGGCAGCCTTATCTTGCCGCTCTTGTTCATCACGAACTATCTCGTCATAGGCGAGCCAGTAGACGAGTTCAGAGGTCTTTAACGGCCGATAGGAGGCAGAGCCTTGTAGCAGTTCTTCCACCGTGCGGCCTAACCTTTCTGCTAAGTGGTGATAGTAGAGTCGCTCTCCATCAAGGATGAGGCGACGCTTGGCAAAGGGACAGCATCATCCGTTAGCCCGCATAGGCGCATTGCTGTGGTAGCGATACGCTCGACAACCGACCCGTTTTTAGAGCGAATCAAGTCGGCATCATTCTTAGTGAATAGTGCGCTCCCTGTCTCGGGGTCGATACAGGTAGCGATCAGTAATGCGGGATACATCTCGGCCAGATTCTCTGTAGGCATTAGGCCTTCTGGCCCTACGAACTGTTGGATCATTCGAGTCCTCTCCTGAACGGTCGGAGTCCTGAGCGTCAGGGTTATACCCCACTCGGGTACCTCAACTGTTTCGTTGTAGAGGTCGTCGGCATTGGCAATCTGGTCTTTAAGACTCATTTGCTCGTTCTCCAGTTTCTAGGGTTAGAACACCGTCGAGGTGACGGCTCCAGTGATTTGTAGGTCGAACTTCATACTGACCTTATCGCCGACCGGCACGCCAATCTCGTATGAGGTGACGATTGCCTTGCCATTCTCTTGGCGCTTGCCGGCCGTGTTGGAGGCTGGCCCGAACTTAAACCAAGAAGAGTTGGCTGTACCGAGGAGTGGTGCGATCTTCTCTTCGTAGGTTGAGGCCCAGATCCCTGAGACGGACACGGTGCCAGAGCGAAGACCTGCTATGAAGTTCTTGTCATTGTCACCGTAGGTAGTGACCTCTGCTGTGTCTACAGAACGGGGGAGGCTGACCTCCTCAATACCTGACGAGAAGTTAATGAACGAGGCCGAACCGATTACGGCTGTCGTGCCTGACGACATTGAGAAGAAGGCACCTTTACCGTGAACGAATGTGGGCATTTGTTGCTCCTAACGGATAGCGCCACGACGGGCGAACGATACTGATATTTTGACTGACTTGCTTGCGCCACCTGTGATAGTGGTGATAGTTGCTCGGGTATATCTCTTAATGGTTCCTGACACGGTTGAGCGTTTAGCGCCCGGGGTTGCGATAAGGCCTGACGACGAAACGAGGTCTGCCCAAGCGCTCCCTAACGACGAGTGTTGGACCTTCATGACCAGAGCCGTCACTGCGCCTGACGACTGAAGCAGGTGGAAGTGGGCGACACCGCCGGCCGTAGACGAGACAACACCAGAGTCTACGGCTGTCCCTGCGAACGTCGAGGTTTTTGCTGCGCCCGGGCCATAGAGAGTGCGACCAACGTCGAAGCGGTTGTTGACTTGAGCGTCAAACTTTGCTGTGACAACTCCGAGCGCTGGAGCCGCTGTCTCGAAGGATGTCACTATGCCGGCTCCAAGTCGAGCGAGGCTCCCCGGTGTGATCGTAGAACCACCCGGACCTCCCGGGATCGCAGTAAAGATCAAGTCGGTGCTACTGCCTAACGCGTTACGGAACCGAGCATAGGGATCGTTCGCTCCCGCTGTCGAAGCGTCAAGGAACCCTGACGCGCTGATCGTGCCGACACGCTGCCCTGATACGAAGGACTTGTCACCACCACTGTTAAACGTAGTGACCTCCGCAGCGTCTACCGAGATACTGGCCGTGACCTCTTGGAATAACGACGACGCGTCGATAGAACTGACCAACAGTTTAGACGCTTTACCGTGCCTGAATACTGGAGGCATCAGACGGCCTTTCCTGCTGAGTATTCAATCAGGCCTTGCTCTAGCATCCACGATGCCTCTGACGCCGGTATATCGCTAACCACGTCGTCTGGCTCTGCTCTACGGTTGTTCGGCGGGTAGTTGATACCTGTAAGCACGCGCCAAGGCCCGCTAGTCGCCTGTGCTTTCTGTCCAGCCATACTCTCCACCTCGGTCTATACCATAGGGCAGGCCGAGGTCAACGGAGCGCTGGCACGCAAGGTGCGCCGACTTGGTTTGACAACCGGCCCACTCGGGCGCTAATCGTTACTGGCCTATCGTATCACTAGGCAGCAGAAGAGTGTGGCAGTATGCCCACCCTGTTCTGAGACTTACACCGAACGCAACGAATCGAGAACGGGGAGGTCAAGTATTCTGCGAGCCGGCGCTTACACTGCCAGCAGAGAGGCAGGCTGATCGTAGGGTTCGAGTGTGGTTGGGTAGAACCATAAGCACTCGCAGGTACCGAGGACACTATTAGAACGCCGCTCGTACTGCGACAACGCCGGCTGCCCTGTTAAACCTAGATCGCTCTCGTATCGCAGTTCTGTCCACTAAGGCTCCGTTTCGCCACCTAGTGAAGGATCATACACGCTTATCTGGGAGCAGTGAAGTCTTGCTAGTCAGTGACGTAGCAGTGAGACGGTTCAATCGAGTAGTTAAACCACGTGTCGGTAAGATCCCAACCATAGAACTCTAGGAAGAACGCCGCGGCTTTCGCCACGATACCGGGCTCCATGTATTTATCTAGGTCACCTGTCGCCGGCACGTCAACGGTGGTCTTGATCGTGTAATGCTCACCGTAGAACGTGACCTCCGCTGTCCTGTCGTGTTGGAATGGCATTAGACGCTCCAGTTAAGTGACACTAGAGGTTGGGCCCAAGCCCGAGGACCGTGGACGGTGGTCCAAGAAACCCAAGTCTCACCGTCCATCAGGTAGGCGGTCAGGCTTTTCGCCGTGATGACCCCGTGGGCGGTCGCTGTCCCTATCGGGAGGCTCCCGTGATCCTTATCAGTGAAGTCTGGGTATTCCATTAGACCCTCCTAAGGGCTAGTTCAGCGTCTAACCACTCTGCTGTGGCTTGATGCGCTTGGTCGAGGCTCATGCCCTCGGCCGTTCCGATTGCGACTGCTTTCTCCCAGAGTATGAGGAGATCCCGCAACGTCCATTGGTCTCTTCGGTTAGTTGGCTCTAGTGGCTGCATTCAGACCTGCTCCTTGTTTGCAAGGATGTTTGCGATTATCAGTTCTGCTTGCTCGATGTTTGCCAGTTCTATGCGACGACCGACAACGAACTCGGTCTCTCCTGTGAGCATCGCGATAACCGTGACGAGGGCTCCGAACTCTCTCATTCCGTAAGAGTCAAGGTCTGTGCGACCAGTTATGTATCTCTCGCCTGCTATTGCTGTAAGTGTGTTTATGTTCATGGTGGTTTCCGTTTCTGGTTGGTGGCTGTTACTTGGCATTTTTGGCGATCTCGTAGTCAAGCATTGAGCGTTGTGCCTCAATCTTTGCGATTTGGTTACGGTCTAGGAAGCCCCAAGAACTGATCCAGTTCTTACGTTGCTGCTCGGTTTCGCAAGCATCGAGACTTATTAAGAACTTCGCGGCTTCCACTTCACGATCTCTGATCATTGCGTCTAACGATGCTCGCAGGTTCTGAATCTTCTTACTTCTCTGTGCGTTCACGGTGTTCTCCCTTTGGTTGGTTGGTGTTCCCTTTGCTTTCATATAGATCAGAATACAG